GATTCTGTTTTAGAAGATATGCAAACAGATTCTAAAACTAAGCTTTTTAAGTATCGTAATGTATCAACTAACTTTATGGCTTCGCACTTCTTAGAAGTTGATGAATTTGAAAGTGATGATGATAGAGCAGAATTTGAAGATGTATTAACAGAATTTCAAGGAGCAGACGATGCTTTAAAAATAATGTTATTAGAAAAGAAAGCTGGACAAGAAGCTAGTTTTAATCTTCAAAAAGTAGATATTCAAGGAGTTGATAGACTTTATGAATATACTGAAAATTCTGTAAGAGATGCTATAATAAGAAACTACTTAATACCTCCAGTATTATTACTTCAAACTTCTGGTAAATTAGGTTCAGCAAAAGAAATTCAAGACGCTACAAACTATTATAATGGAATTGTAAACTACAACCAAAATTTAATTGAAGAAGTATTTACAGAGCTATTTAGAAACAATATAAGAGTAGAAAAAGCTGAATTTAATATATTACCATTAAAGGCTAAAGTTGATGAATTAGAAGTTACTAATTTAATTTCTAATACTAATTTATCAGAAGAACAAAAAATAAATATACTAACAATGCTTTATGGATTCGATAGAAACGAAGCAATAGAATTAGCTGTACAATGACAAAATTAATAACTTTAGCAGATATACAAACATTAAAGCCAATTAGTGCAAATGTTAACGAAGTAAAACAGCTTAATACTTATATATTAGAAGCTCAAGAATTTGATTTAAGACCGTTTTTAGGCGATGAATTTTACTTAGCTTTAGTAGCAGATTTTGAAGCTTCTCCAAGCCTTACAACTTATGGCGACTTGTTTAATGGAGTTGATTATGTTTATAATTCTGATACTTATAGAAATGATGGAATTAAACCAATGTTGATATATTACGCTTACGCAAGATATTTAAATAATGCTCAAGCTATTATAACACCTAACGGAGTAGTTTCAAAGAACTTTAACGATAGTAATCCAACAAGTGATAAGAATGTAGCTAGGTTAGTTAATCAAGCTTTTAGTGGTGGTAAAATATATGAAAATAGAGTTTTAGATTACTTAGTAAGAAATTCAGAAGATTATCCTTTATATAAATGTGTTAACTCAACCAAAAGAACTGGTGGGTTAAGAATAAGCTCAGTAAGAAAATGACACAAAAAGAACAGTTCCAAAAAAAGATTTTTGCTAATTATACAGCCAACGAAAGTGATGCGGTTTTGTATGTTGATACAACTTTTCAGCCTATAACAATTTTTATTGATACACCAATAAGGAATGACAAGTTAATTATTGAAGACTTGGGTAAAGCAGCAACTAATAATATAACTATACGTTCTAAAAAATTAATAAACGGTTCTAGTAGTTATGTAATTTCAACTAATTATGATGTTTCAGAATTAAATTATAATTCAGAAACTGAGGAATACACCTTAACAGATTTGGGAACTTCTTCAGATGAATTAATTAATAGAATTATCGTAAATCAAGCTAATAAAGATACTACTTTAGGTGGTGTTATTGATAGCACGAAGCAATATTTTATTGACGGTGTTATTGATATGGGTACAACTCAGATAACCGTACCTACAACCGGTATGACGTTAATAGGACTTTCTTTTGATTTAAGTGGCTTAACAAGTAGTGAAGATAATTATACAATGTTTGTTTCAGAAAGTATTGTAATAGGTAGTGGAAACTTATTAGGAGCTGATTATTATATTTCAGTAACAGGTGCAAATAGCAAAGTTTATGAACTTTATGATTCTACCGGTTTTAATGCTTTTGAATTTACAAGAATAAACTATATGGATTGTACGTCTTTAGGTGATATTTATGATTATAGACAAGGCTTAGAGTCTGGAACTGGGCGTTTTGGCGGTTCGCCAAGTTTGACGCTTCACGGTTTGTGGAGGGGTGGTTACCGTATTACAACCTCAATAGTTAGAAGTTTAGCAGGTACGATGACAGCACCATTATTTAAGGAGGGAACTTTATTCCAAATGAACAGCAGGTTTTTAACTGATATAAATTGCGACCTGCCAACTTTAGCACCTTTTACTGATTTCAAAACTGCTAACTTTCCAAATCCAAGTACGATACAATTAAAAGGAGCTATATTCACAAGGGATGGAGCATTTAATCCTAATGACAATAATATATTTAGTAATTTATCAGCTTCAGATTTACCTTGCGATTGGGATAATAATATAGGTATCAAGAATACATTTATTGGTGGGGGATTCAATAATACATCAGAGGTTCAAACAAATATTGTAACTCAAGGTGTTGCAGTAGATTTAAACGGAACTTTTGCTTCAAGAGATTTACAACACTTTGATAGTCCTGCAAATGGAAGATTAAGACATATAGGAACTAACCCTACTGATTTTTTGGTATCTTGGGATTTCTTAATAGATGGTAAAGATAATGATAACTACGAATTATTCTTAATAAAGATAGATTCTTTTGCAAATGTAACTGTTGAATATACACAAGTGAGAACCGTTAACAACTTTCAAGGTGGTAGAGACGTTGGTATATGGTCAGGAACAGCCCCTATTACGCTTAACCAAAATGATGTAATCTTCTGGCAGATTGCAAATTTATTAGATGATGATGATTGCACACTAGAATTGGATTCAACTTGGTACGTTGTAGAAAGGTAGTTTTAATAAATATTAAAAATAAGATAAAAAATAAAATATTAATTTTACAAAATAAAATATAAAAAAATGGAATCAATAGAAGGAAGATTAGTTGGCTCGAAAGGGGCTAACAGAATATACAATACAGACGTAAAAACAGGCTTAGACTACACGATTATAATTCCAGAGTCAGATACTGTTTTCAATACTATTGAAGGACAAGATGAACAGGGCGAGGCTGTCGACTTTACTGCCGCACCTTTTGGGTGGGAGAATATGGTTGCTGGAATCCCTTACGCTGTGCCAATGGGTCATAAAATAACTGATATCACTCTAACTTCTGGAGCTATCGTATGTTACTAAGCCCTTTAAGATATATAAATCCTTTTAATTGTAATAGAGGTGGTTCAGCAATATCTTATTTTGCTAATTGCTATTATATTTTCGATACAGATAAGGATTTTGTATTAAATAATGAAGATATTACAAGCTATTTAAGTGGTTCTTCAAATGATGTATCTATAAACATTATTTTTAAAAGAAATACTATTGGCTCTAAGATGTGTTTGTTTGGAAGTGCTGACAATAGTTTTGCTATTTACTTAACCGCTTCGAATGAAATACAGTTAGAAACTTATGATACTACGGTTCAAAAATTAGCAACAACGACTAACACATTCACAGATACAACAAATGACTATTATTTATCTGTAATTTATAATGGAGTAACTCCAGCTAATTCTAAAATAATAGTAAACGATACTGATGAAACTTTAGCCGTAAATACTTTAACATCCACAATAGATACAACCTCAAACAATTATTATTTAGGAAGCAAAGGAAGTGGAGATTATTTTGACGGTAAAATAAAACAATTTTCTATTAATCAAGGTACTGAAACAACTGAGGAACATACAACTTGGATAGAAAATTTAGTTTCTCCAGTAGGTATATTTAGCGATATTGTTAAATTACTTAATATTTCATTAGACCCTCAATATGACCCTAATAACTTAAATTTTGCTGCTTTAGATACTGTTAACCCCGTTGTAAGTAATAAAATGTTTAGAACAAATTATTCTAATTCTGTTGCTTATGGATTAATGATTGAAGATAACGTTACAATGGCTTCTTTAATTACTGCTGACTTTACTGTTGGTATGTTAGTTAGAATAGAAAATGTTTCTACTGATGATGGCTTTTTATTTGGTAAATATAATAGTTCAAGTGTTAGAGATTTCAAAATAAATGTTTTATCAAATGGAGAAATACAAGCTGCTCCTTATGCTGGAGGTACACAAGTAAAAGCGAGTGGTGCTTTTCCTAGTAGTGAATGGGTGTTTTTAGTGGTTGTATTAAATCAAGGTAATTCAAAAATATATGTAAATGCAGTTGATGAAACAACTTCTAATGGGGTTAGTGCTTATGTTACTCCTACTGCTTCAGATTGGTATATTGGAACTCCTATGAGTGGTTTTACAGGGGCAACATTTGACTATTCTTTTATACAAGTAATTAACAAAGGTTTATCGAGTACAGAAGTTACAGAATGGTATAATGGTGGTAATCCAACTTCAGCAGCAGACACCTCTTTTAGTGCTAATTTAGGCTGGCAGTCAATAGCTCAAAATTTAGTTTATGATGGTGTTGTATTTAATGAGGTTGATAGTATTAGTGGTCAAACATTAACTTCTTCAACAAACATTCAAACAGAAGCATATTTACAATATGGGGGTAAAAATGTTGTAACAAGTAGAAACTTACTTTATACAGATAGAGAATGTAATGGAGTTGCGAATACAGGAGTAACGGCAGACGTTGTTTACGGTGCTGGTCAAAGTAATAAAGCAGGAGCTGAAAATAGAACTAACTTACAAGCTGAGTATGATGGGTACAGAGGAGATATAGGAATTTGGAATGGAACAACACATGAAATCATAGATGATGCGATGAATAGTGTAACTTATCCAGCAAATCCTAGTGCTTTTGGCGACCAATACTCTTTACTTTATAAACTTGCTGATTATACTGGAAACAAAACTTTCTTACACGAATATGCAGTTGGTGGAACAAGACTTTACGAAGATGCTGGAGATGACTGGAACGCTAATTCAGTAGGAGAATATTTAGACTTAGCTTTAGCTGAAATGCAAGATGCTGATGCTGCTTTAGTTGGTTATAACATAAATAGAAAAGGATTTATTTGGAATCAGCACGAAGCTGATTGTACTTTGTTAGTCAGAGCAAATGCTTACCAAGCTAATTTAATTGCTTTAGTTAATAAAGTTAGAACAGTTTATTCTGATATACCTTTTTATGTTGTATTAGTTCACGCTGATTTAGCTGAAACTTATGCGAGTACTGTTAAAGTGGCTCAATTAGCTGCAATAGCTAGTTTAGATAATGTTTATGGAATAGACCAAGATGGATGTGGTACTCAAGGAGATGGTGTTCATCGTAACGCTGCTGGGTATGAAGAATTAGGTAGGCTCGAATTTGAAGCTTTAAAAGATAATTAACAATGAAAAATTGGATTGAAACATTAGAAGAACACCTTATAAAATGGTTATTAGGGATATTTACAACCTCAATAGGAGTAGCAGTAATATTTTATTTCGATGCAACTCACACAATGGCTCAAAATACTAAGAATATTGAAGAAATTAAAACAACAGTAAAAGCTATTGATAAGACCCCAACATTAAACACTTTAAAGATTCATCAAGTAAAAAAAGAGATGCAAGAAGTTAAAGAAGATGTTAAAGAAATAGGTAACGATTTCAAAGAGTTTCAAAAGAAATACGACAAAGACAAAGATAGAATTATTGAATTGTTAATGGATATAAAAAGAAAATAATGAAAGTAATTATTGATAGATTAAACGAAGGCGACAAGCAAACAGAATCATTATTAACTATATTGAATGAAAAAGAAGAAACAATATTTAACTGCTATACTTTGGAATTACCTTGGAATGACAACAAAAAACAAATCAGTTGCATACCAAAAGGAGAATATAATGTTGAAAAAAGACAGTCTACTAAATACAAAAATCATTTTCACGTATTAGATGTACCAAATAGAAGCTATATTTTAATTCATCAAGGGAATTATAATTGGCATACTAAAGGATGTATTTTAGTAGGTAAAACTTTAACAGATATTAATGGAGATGGCTTAAGAGATGTTACAAGCTCAGTGGCAACTATGAATAAATTAAATGATATATTACCAAACTACTTTAAACTTCAAATAAGATGAAAATTCAAGAAATAATTTTAGATATAATTGGGCTAATTTTAGTGTTATTATCAATCTATGACTTCTATTTTAGAGAAGCTGATTTTACACAATCTACAATAATAGGAGTTGCTGGTTTAAGCTTGTTTATTTTAGATGGTTCTGCTGTTAAAAAATATATTACAAAACTGATAAATAATAAATTAAAATAACTATATTTGTTCTTTCATAGTTTTTAAGTTTTAAGAGGTTGCATCAAAAAGTTGA